ACGATTCGTCTGTTGAAGCATATTCTTCCAGATCATCTGGATCATAACCTAAACTTGTTAATTCAGAAATTGTTTTGTAGGATCGATGGGATACTATATCAGCTTCAGCCACACTTTTAGCTCTTCGATCAATGAGAAACTCTTCTGGTGGTAAAGCTTCAACTCTTACTTTCCCTTTTTTTATCCTTCGTTTAACAGTGACATTAAAAAGTGGAATACCATCTTGAGTTTGGCCTGACTGTTCCATTTCCACCGATTCAACATCATCTTCACCAGCAAGCATTTGGGCTTGTTGTTCATCGAGACCACTAAACTTTGAACTTTTTACTGATTCTGCTTCTTCCCACCAATATTTCATTATCCCTGTTCTTCGGATAAGAGCATCCTTGAACACAGACATCATTGTATCAAAAAAATCGGGTTGTTGTTCTATCAGGAGATTATTAATATATTCAGAACACTGTTCTGCCATCTTTTCATCTTCAGGTCCTCCTGCAGCAAATGAGACTATTCTTTTACTTCCAAAGAATATACGCATCATTGAAGGCATAATCTGATTAACTGTATCTCTCACATCATACGATACAACTCCAGATCTTCCTTCATCATCTTGTTCTGGAATATGGCCAGAATAATATTTGCTAGATGTTATCCTGTCTTGACCAAGTTCGTCATCTGAATATGAAATAGCATCATCAATAAGGTGACCAACAAAAGACCGAATATCTTCCTCGGACATTTCTTCTTTATCAATAACCTCTTCCAGTTCAGCTTCACCATCATCGGTGTATTCGTTTATTTCAGCCATTAACTTTCTTCATGAATAAATTATAATCTGTTGCAGATTTTTCACTGTTACATTTGTAACAACTAACAACCAGATTGTTAATATCTTGAATTTCTTGTTTTGATTTTAATTTTACTCGTGGGATTTTATGTTCTACCACAAATTTATCAGGATATAGAGTTATATCACAATAGTGACAGTAAGCCCTAGTGTCGGTGACACCCATGGCTTTTACCCAAAGACGGATATATGTTTCTCTGTTATAACCACCTTTGCCTTGCCCCTTCCCTTTCAGCCTTAAATCCCTAGCAGCCCATTTACATCGTAATGTACAATATTTTTGCCGTAGGTATTGAAGTTTATTAGGGGTATATTTTTTGCCACAATAGTCACAAAACTTATCATGAACAATGTTAGTTCTAGGCATATACTCATCCAGTGTATCACAAAACCAACAAAAATGTAATGCTATTGGTTATACAATACCAGGAATGTTACGCTTCAAGGGTTTTTGCCATGAAAACCCAAAGCCGGCATGAACTGCGGCAGAACCGGCAAATGTTAAAACAAAGGCATCGGCATAATCTGGTGAGCCCCGGTGCCCTATCCTTTTTTTCATCTCATCTTTTGTTTCCATCCGTATCTTGCCAGATGACTCAAACGAGTATCTAGGAGAACATAATTCAAACATAAGTCGTTCATCACGAGGGATCCGGCAGTGACGTTGTTCGAACCATTCCTTAGCTTTGTGCCACAATTCTGCCCTCAAATTTTTATATTGGCCAGAAAGGGAAGCAGATTCGCCAGTATTTATCCCAATCACTGGTAGTCCCAGTTCCAGACCTCTATCAACTATAGAAGCTCCAATACCAACAACATCCACAAGTATTTCAGATGGAGCTATTTGTTCTTCTTGAGCTTTTTTATATTCGGCATTAACAATACCCATCGTTTTCATTGTATCAAGTTTAGCCCAACTCTTGATTGGTTCCATAACTGTGTTACCTCTACGTTTACACAAGGCCGACTTATCGGACCCATATCTAGCAACATCTAAGCCCCAGGAAATACCACCTTCTGTTGGATCTACATCTCTAGTAACAGAGCTTTCAACTAACTCATTTGAAATAATAGTATCATCAGAAGATTCAGCAAATTCACCAAGTACACGTATGCGGTATGTGTTAGAATCAACACCATAGCGTTCAGCCATTTCATCAATATACTCCTTTTTGACTCGGGCTGATTTTTCACAATTAACGGTGAGGGTCCACCATCTATCTGCCAACCTAGTGAAAGCATCATGGAAATAGCCTTCTGGTCGGGTAGGATTTCCCAATAGTAGCAGGGTTGCATTACCAGATAGTGAACCACCTGCTGCCGAAAATATAGCATCATCAACAGAACTTGCTTCATCAACAATTATCAAAACTTTATCTGAGTGGATACCTTGAAGTGCCTCTGGAGTCTCTTTCCGTGCAGTTCTACATGATATAAAAGATCCAGATGGGTCAGATTTTAAAACTATTCTTTCTGAAAATACTTCAAAAAGCTTATTAAGTGCAGGAGGTAACCTAATTAATTGTGATTTTAACTCTGCAAACAGAGCATCAAATAGTTGTGAGGCAGTTGGAGCAGTACATACTGTCTTTTGAGGATAAAAACATAACATGTGGTGCATCATTAACCAGGCGGCACACGTTGATTTGCCAACACCATGACCAGATTTAACGGCTAACAATCTCGATTTCATGGACTGTTCCATGACTTTTCTTTGCCACTCGTCTGGTTCCTCTTCTAGGATATCTCTAACGAATTGGACTGGATCGTTTCTGTATTTTTCAATAAACTCTGTGAATACATTTTGCTTTTCTGCTGGTAATGGCATGCGTCCTCTGGTAATGAACCTATATCGTTTAAAGCTTCGTCTGGTACCCAGTAACTTGATGATGTTCTACCATCATTATTATGATACCATTCGTCATGAGAAAAAACCTCTGGTGCACTGAGCCACCCTTTAAGCTCGTAAACACCATAAGCACCAATAACTAAAACATAATACTTATCCTTTTTATCCCTTTTCTTCAAAAACAAATTATCAAGTGGATGTGGCCTGGTCCTAACTTCGTAATGTTCACCAACGTCCGTGGCATCGTAACCAGATATCCCTGTTGGATAAACTCCCAAATACTTTGCAAGGGCAAACTCACCAAGTGCCCCCTCAATCGAGTTACCCCACAAACCCTTTGCTCCTGGATTCCCCCAATACTCCTTATAACTTTCTAGACTCTTTCCACTTTTTGAACGAAGCAGGCATTTTAACTGCCTTTGAAGGCCGACTGTCGATCCAATCGAAAGTTCTGCTGGTGTTAGAGTTACTGTCAATGATTTGGTAGACATTAATTTCATTTTCTCTCCCTGGAGCATCTATAATCCATACTCCATAATTTTTAGGTAACTTGCCCTCCAACCAAATAAATAGTAGTTCGGCATGTTCCTTAGTTTCACATTTAACTAACCCTGACCCTGTGGCCTTGATTTGCTTCCTAAGACTTTCTAGTATTGGTCCTGATAATTTCTTCGTCATATGGAACCGTATAATATATATTCTCCCGATCTAAATCAATACAATCAAATGCTAAATATTCACAACAATTACCTCTTCTCTTTGGATACCTCCGAATAATCTTTGCATGTACTAACCTAATACCACCTTCATGCAATTGGTCATCAACTTCAAAATAAACATCATCGCCGTTCCTAGGGGGAGCCGACTTATCCATTACCTTACTGCCCATTCTTTCACCCTTGACTGTTCTAACATGGTTTTCCATACGTTACAAGTTAATACCCAATTGGGTGGGTTACCCCTGACTATATCAAAATTCGGTTTTTTATTTTAGCAAAAAAAATTAGAGTTATATTTTGGGTGTGGGTTACCCTATGCCATATGGTACCCGCCAGGTAGGCGTGCCGGGGGGGCAAATAACGCAAAAAGTAGGCTATGGTAGGCCTAGACTCAGACCAGCCCACCATATTAAAAGTGTTCAGTAATGACTAAATTGAACACTTTATGCCTACTTATTGATATTATTAACCATTTTCCCACATAATATCTGGATTCTGGTCCCATGCCCACATGGGAGTGACTCCTTCGGGACCTCTGGCCTTGGTAATCACCTTAATAATATATACCTCTCTTGTAATATATACTTCTTGTATTATATCCTTTATAGTCCCCATATTATATCCTTTATAGTCCCCATATTAACCATAACTATAATAAGATGTGCCTATAGCTTTGATTAGAATATATAGTTGATTAGTATATAGTATATATATATATAGTTATAACCAAGTAGTGGCAGCTCTGAGATTGCTTAGTTTAGGTTCAGGTTAAACCTGTTTCGGTCGAGAAATCTTGAGTTGCCACTCTCTGTATTTAGTTAGTGTCTTTCTTTCGGTTGTGTCGTGCGTTGAGGTTTTTATCCACTTCCATTTTCTTGTCTTGAACAATCTCCATTAGCATTATAATATGTTTAGTGTCAATGCCTCGTAATTTGGCAGGAGGTAAGTCTTGAATGAGATCAAGTATATCATCCAAACAATCAAGCATATTAAGTGTCATATGAAGTCTTAACATTCACCTCTATTTTATTTGTTTCTTTTCAGGAGTAATGTTCTTAATAGTTTTCATTTGTGACCGTAGTGCTTCAAGGTGAAGTTGTGTTGCATCACTAACTTGCATATCAATTGTCTGTCGTTCACCAT